CTCTAGAAAAGGGTCATAAAGAATCTAGTTTAGAAAGTAGGGAAACCCAGCTAGAAGAGAGTGAACAACAAACGGAAAGAGTAGATAATGTAGAACAACCTCTAGAACAGGGTCGTCCCGAATCTAGTTTAGAAAGTAGGGAAACCCTGCCAGAAGAGAGTGAACAACAACCGGATAGAGTAGATAATGTAGAACAACCTCTAGAAAAGGGTCATCAAGAATCTAGTTTAGAAAGTAGGGAAACCTTGGCAGAAGAGAGTGAACAATCAATGATTGGAGAACAAAACACTATAAGAACAAACAACGAAAACGATAATCAATCATCAAGTTTAGCAGATAAAGAATCGATTGTTAAAATAGGAGATGAACAACCTGTTGAACATAATGAATTACTAAAGGAATCTATACATGATAAAAATAATAATGATAGAGTAATATTAAATAAAAAAGAATTTAACAATTTATTAATGTCTATTCCAGATAATAGTTCATTAAGTCAAAATAACCATAATTTATTAGTATTTAATAATGATATTAAAGAATTACTTAACTTTAATACAAATGAGAGCACTCATATTTTATCAAAAAAAAAATTATTACTATACGATGAACTAAAAATGTCTAATGTTGATATTAAATCAACATTAAATTCATATAATAGAAAACTTTTAAAATATTAATAATAATATATGACAATAGATACAAAATTATTATTAGAAGTTATTCAAGTTCCTGCTCCTTCCGGATTAGAATATATAATGAAAGAATATTTATTAAAATTTGGTAAGGATAATTTAAAGGATACTGATGTTTTAATAGACAATGGAGAAGTATTTTATTATAAAAAATCAGAGAATAAAGATGCTAAAACAGTATTATTTGATGCTCATATTGACCATGTTAGCATGCGTATTATGAATATAACAGATAATGGGTTTTTAATTTGTCGCAGTTTTGGAGTAAATGATGCTGACCTATATGGTAAAGAAGTCAAAATTCTAACAAAAAAAGGATTAATAAGTGGTTTAATAACAATAAATCCTCCACATCTAGATATAAAAAATAAACAATTATTGGTTGATATTTTTGCTAAAAACAAAAAAGAGGCTAGTAAATTAGTAGATATAGGAGATGCTATATTTTATAGACCGTATTGTAAAATTATAAATAATTTTTTAACGGGAACATCTCTAGATAATCATATTGGTGTTTTTTGCTTATTAAGTTTAGCATTACTTGTAGATAAAATAGAAAATATAAAATTTAATATTATTTTTCATTTTAGCTCTCGGGAGGAGACTGGAAATCTTAAATATATGTCGATGCTTTCGGAACATACTAAATTATCAAAAAATATAAATTTAATATTTGTTATTGATGCTGATTTAGCAAATGATGTATATAATCTAATAAGAGATGATTTACCAGAATCAGCATTAGGAAAAGGTCCTATTATTTCTCGTAATATACGTGATGATTATGAAGTATATGAATATATAATGAGCATAATTGGTAAAATACCATATCAGTTAGTAATGTCTGATGGTGATGGTGGTAATAATTTGTTAGAATATGGTAAATTAAATGTTTATGGACAATCAATAGGTATTCCATTAAGATACATGCATAGTTCAGTTGAAACATGTTATCTAGACGATTTAGAGTGGACAATTAAATTATTATTTAATATAGTATCTAATTTAGAAAAATTTAAATGGTAAAATCTCTATATAACAAAATTTATAAATATATCTTATAAATTTAAGTTATATTACATTAGTTAATGAAATATATTTATGCGTCATACGTATCATCTCTATATAGTATTTGACATGCCCCAGTAGCACATGAATACCCGGTTGGTCCTAAAGATAATAGTGATAAATCTCTAGCTAACGTCAGCGGTAACGGCTTATAATATTGTTGATTCATTATATTACTTGGGGATTTTCCGTCATCTGGCACAACATTTCTAGGATTGAACCGATACCAATCTAATTGGCTAACTTGTGGCTTACAATGATAAGCTGATTTTATATCTCTACACTCATGTGTATATTTAAAATATTTATCTGATTCTGGAGTATAATCATATGCATATAAATAATCAAAAAAAGGAAACATATTGAACCGATCCTCGTTAAAATGTTCTTTAATCCTGGTTATTAAATCATTAATTAACGGCATTCTTTCACCTTCCATTTCAAAAGGGACGGTACTTCGTGATGATTTTTTTAATTCTATTAATAAATCGTCAGAAACTCCATCTAAATTTTGTTCATTAATTTGTTCACTTTCAAACATTCGTGATGGCAATACAGTATCTTTTTTTCTATTTAATTTATTTCTAATAGCATTAAAATCATTCACACATATATAATAAAATAATTCAACATAATCATTAAAAAATGTATCAAAAATTGATCGCATATTATTTGGAATCACGCCGCAAATTAACTGATTACTTCTGCTCATCAACACCATAAAAATACCAAAATATTTTAATATATTCATAAATGCTAATTTATTATTAATAGGTAGGTCATCATATACATTTGTTCTACCACAATATAAAAGGTCTAGAGTATGAGCAATTGTATGTAACCAATTAACTGCTGCTAATTCTAGTTGTTCAGGTGGATTCCATAAATGTAAATATTGTAAAAAATGATTAATTTTTCGTGTATCAGATAATCCATTATGTACACAAGGACTAGCCGATAAATGGAAATGTTCTGAACGTAATATCCAAGTTGTATTATTTGAATCTAATACTTCAAGTAAGTGTATGTCCGGATAGTATCTAGAACGACCAGCTATACTTGTTATTTGATTAATTGCGGTTTGTAATATTTGAACTAAAAACAAATTATATTCATTCGTTGTATCAAGTAATAATAAATGAGGATCAGGTAATCGCATGCTATGTAAAGTGTTAAAATTTACATTTAGATATTCAGGTTGTATACATAAATTATTGTACATAGTTAAATTAAATAAAGAGTGTTGTATCGATAGTTTACTTAGATTTTCATTTTTTAGAATATGAGTACAACATTCATCACCTATTCCATATCCTATTGAGCAGACAGAGCTATTTTTTTTTAGACCTTTAATTTCTATACCATTATCCTTTGAAATACTATCTACTAATTCAAATACATTCTGATGTTTTAATTGTTTAATACCCTTATGATCAGTATATATATATTCTTGTATTCTTTTTTTATCTTCTCTAAAATATTCATCAATAATAATAACATATTCACAACACATGCGTACAACTGGGTCAATAAATTTATATGTAATTACACAATCAAATATATTTTTTATTGACAATATTGGTTTTCCTCCATAAGCGATTATCTCTTTATGTTGTGTTTCCTGTGTTAATTTTTTTATAGCACTATGATTTGGTTTTGAAATAGTAATCTTATTGTAATCAATAATATTATTTATAGTTTTTTTACTTAAATTCGTTATCTCAAACGTATAATTATTATCTATATGTATATTAATATTATTATTTAGTTCACTAATTACATCGAAATATCGACTTTCATATTTATTTAAAATGACTTGTACTGTATTATTATTTAGTATTTTATATATATTTTTTTCAATATTTACATTCTCAATGGGCGGCATAATCATTTTAATATCAGCAATCGCAATAAATTCAGAATATTCTATTTTTTTAGTATTATCATCGATAAATCCAAAAAATATTCCTTCCAATTCATGATGATGTGATTTGATAATTCTTTGATAGTAAGGTAATTTTTTAACTTCTTGCGATTCCATATATTTATAAAGTAATATTTTAATAATGGGGGTTTAAAGAAACATAATTTTCATTATGCAGATTAGCTGATAGAGTAGGGTCATTTGCGTTAATATTTTTAGGATTCATTTCTCTCCATAGATTATTTGATACTTGTGGTCTACAATGATATGTATTTCTTTTTACATCATAACAATTAGGTTTTATATTAAAAGAAGTGCTATTAGGAATTGGTTGAAAAGAATATTGATAATTAAAAAATGGAAACCCATTTAGTCTCGGACTATCAAAATCTCTTTTTATTCTAGCGATAATATCATCTATTAATGGTTGTCGATCATCACCATGTGTAAAAGCTACTTGACTATTTGATGTAGCTTTCAATTCTAATAAAAAGCTGTCATTGACACCATCATCATTTGGACTTTTTTGTCTGCTTAATTTTCTTTGAATTGAATTCATATCATTCATGCATATGTAAAAAAATAACTCAGTATAATTTTGGGAATAACGATTTAAATATGGAATAACACCACATATTGGAAATTTATTTTTATTCATTATGCGTATAAATATTTGAAAATAATGTAATATTTTATAAAACATCCATTTTTTTGGTTCACCGCCGAAAGCGATATGGGTAACTGGTGTTCCACAATACAATCTATCAAGGCCATGAGCTATATTATGTATCCACGTCACTGCCTCAAAATGAACTAAATCATTATTCGGCCATAAATTTAAATATTTTAAGAAATAATTAATTTTGCCTTTAAATGCTAGACCATTATGAACACATGGGCTTTTAGATAAATGATAATGTTCTGAACGCATAATCCATATATCATTATTTGGGTCTAGTAATTCTAGTAAGTGAATTTTAGGATAATAATTTTGTTGTGCCCGTAGTTCTGGACCTCCGTCACGACCTCCTGTTACTATCATTTGATTAATAATTTCTTGCATTATTTTAACCTTAATCACATTAGCTGGAGTATTATGATGAGGAAGTAATAAAGTATAAGCGGGAGCTAAATTTAAATCATACATACTATAAAAAGGTGAGTCTAAATATTTATGATGTGTTTTTTTTAAATTATATTCTGTTACATCAAACATATTGAATTTTATTGATATAAACTGATGAATTGAATGATCAAGTATACTATAACAACACATTGAAATATTTTGATCATCTATATCGTTATCAGTCCATCTAGAATTCATCCATTGTTCTACTCTATCTTCTAATATATTCCCGCCAGCATCTATAAAAAAATCCACACGATTATCTATAGGATTCATCTGATTAGCAGGAATCCCTCTTCTAATACCATTTATTTCTACTACATACATACCAGGTATAAGCTCAGCTACTATAATACCATTTAAAGGACTGCCCAAGATCTGGACACGGCATCCTGAGTAGAATCGTTTATTCACATCTTTATCAAATTTAGCGACATATTTACAAACTGATAATATAACTGGCTCATAAACTTTATAGATTATAGTAAGATCATAGTGTTTTCTTAAATTGAATAATCTACCTCCCGTTTGGTCAATATTGACTATTTTTTTTTCTTTATCATTTTCTTCTTTTGTATCAGTTTTTTCATCAATTTCATCAATTTCTTCTATTTTGTCTTCTATTTCTTTTATGTATTGATTAAAATTTTTAATTTTTTCAATAGTATGTTCATTAAGATTATTTAATAATAAAGTATATTTTTCATGAGGTGATTCTTTATCAGGTAAATTATTATTATAATCAAAATAACGGCTTTCAGCTAAATTTAATTTAACCTGTACAGTATTGTCATCAATAATTTCATATATATTATCTACTGTATCGTTATTAATTTCAGGCGGCAAAATCATTTTAATTTTATTTACTGAAATAAATTCAGAATATTCTATAGTATTTGTAGTATAATTAATAAAAGCAAAGTATAAACCTTCAAATTCATGATGATGTGATTGGATAATTCTTTGATAGTAAGGTAATTTTTCAAAATCTTCGTTGAATTCCGATTCCATATATTTATATAAAAATATTTTAATAATATAATTAAATATATATTTGAAAGATTATATTGTTGTAGCAAAATTATTTTAAAAATGATTTATTAATATTAAAAATAGTAAGCAGTAAATTATATGATATTGTAAAAATAATTAAAATATTTAGTAATATTATATGAAAAAAGTAGCATTTATTCAATCAAGAGAATATTTTACACAGGACCAACAAAATAAATATTTAAGTGATATATTATCTATTACCACTACAAATCCTGTTGAAATTTACAAATTTATAAAATCTAATGCTAATAAAAATTGTATTTTTAAATATATTTTACATATTGATTCCGGTGTTTTAAGTTCGTTAATCGATTATATCTATGAAAAGAAAAATAAATCAGTTAATGTTAAAGCACTTTTATCAAAATGTACACTAGTTGCTACATTTTCTAATGCTGATAGTGTTAGAGAAAAAAATATTAAATTACAGACAAATATTTTATTTTCACTAAGTCCAATAAGTAGTGTGTTAAAAGTATTAAATGTTCCTCTGGGAAAATATATGTATATAATATCTGATACTAATACACCTTATTATAATGAAATATATAATAGTATTTCTAATCCTAAATTTAGAATTTCTGACCCTAATTTAACCATTGAAGTGATAAATAATTTTAATTTAATAGGTGGGTTAATAGTTTTTGCGTTAGATAAAAATGAAGAATATTCAAAGTGTGCTAATTTAATTTTAAGTAGTGATTGGCGAAAAGCAATATGTTATATAGAAATTGGTAATAATGATAGTATATTAAAATTAAAAGATATCGTAGCAAAAATACATTGTATATCATCTGGTTTATCAATAACAGGTGATATTTATTATTATAGTGATCTAAATAATTTATTATTATACGAAAATTGTGCTGTAATATTATTAAATCAATATAAATTATGGGAACAACATATTCAAAATAAAGTAATTTCAATAACACCAGCAAATCATAATACTCACTGGACATGTATTCAATAAAATATCATTCTAATCCTATTTTGTTATATTAAAAAATATTCAATACTTATAGTTAAGTGTATTAAATATAGAAAAAAATAGTATTAATTTTACAATTATATAATAAAAATATAATAAATATAATATATGGAAACAATTCAAATTGATGTATTGATGTCTTTTTATAAATGGCAATTAATGGTAAAGTCTTTTCATTTTTGTACAAAATATAATGTAAGACATGAAGCAGCTGGTAAATATTTAGATAATTTTATGGAAGATTATGACAAATTTATGGAAGTATGTATGGGACATCATGGTCAGTTAGAAATGAATAGGGAATTTAATATAACACTAGATGAAATAAATGATGATAATATATTAGAACATGTTGAGCAATTTAGTACAATTTTAAATCATTTACGTGTTCCATATGAAGAACATACGGATTTATTAAATATAATTGATGAAATGGAAGCAAATCTTAATAGACTAGTATACTTATTAAAATTAAATTAAATAAATATTATAGAAATAATTATTTCTTTAAAATTTATTTACTTGGTTGGTTTTCTTCCGCGTGGTTGTTTCATTTTTTTCTGTTCTTCTATTTTTTTCTTTTCAGCAGCTTCTTCTTCAGAACGTATTGTTCGCATAAATTCCCATTCATCAAAATTAAAAAAGAAATGATTTTGAGGGGATATATATTGTTTATGTCGTAGTAACAATTCAATTAATTCACATAATGAACCTGATTTAGCAAAAACTTTATATATATCTTCATGTTTATTAATTTTACTTTTACTATCTAAAAATTTCTCTATTTTTTTACTTTTTGTTCCTAATAAATATTGTATTAAATCAATCAATTCAGGCTTGTTAATATTTAAATATGTAGCTGTACCACAAACAGCTCCTTTTATTTCTGATTTATTTTGTCTAGAATCATCTTTATTTTTTTTAGTATTATGATTACGTTTATCAACAAGATAAAATTCAATTTCATTCTTAAATTCTCCAATTTCTTCTTCTGCTTTTAATTTAGCCATACTACGTCTTTCTTTTTCTTGTAAATATCCATATACTATATCACTTACATAATCAATTTTTAATTGGTCATACGTATAACTATATTTTTCTCTATAAGAAATTAAATCAATTGATTCAGCGGGTTCAAACATTAGTGTTTCTACATTATATTTGAAAAAATATGCCTCAGCAATACGTTTTTTTGTATCTGGAAAGTAAGTGCTATTATATAATCTAAAAACATTTGGGAGTCCACTTCCATCTAAACGAAAAATACTATTACGAGTGCTACCATTTTGCGGTTCATACATTTCAAATATAGCATTTTCCAATTTATTATTAGGATCTTTGACGCCACCATTTTTTATATTATTTTCTAATACATAACTAATCAAAATACGTTTATTATCATATGATAGACGGTCAATTACACTGAAAATAAAATATAATTCTAATAAAGCAAAACCTACTGAGGGATCCGGATTATTATCAGTAAGTGCTAATAAAAATTCTTTATTAATCTCGTCAACTAAATCACCATAAATAGTTGATTTTGATATATACATTTTACCTACACTATCAATAAATTGCCGAAATTCCTCAATAAAAATAGCTTCATCACCTTCTTTTACTTCTTTTTTAGCAATTTTAACTAATGTATTATCTACATCCGATATAATAATAGAATTGTTTCTAATTGGCAATGGAATAGTTCGGGTATATAGACTAATATTGTCTTCATCTAATTCAAAAGGTTGAAATATATAATAAGGATGTTTGTAAATAATAGTTCCCTCTCGATGATAACTGTCATATATACTTTCTCTATTTGATACAATATTATTTAGAGACCTAAAAAGTAACTTATCAGTTATATTCTGGTCATATCTATTTATATAATCAATCATTTCTTCAATTGTATAAGCATTTTTAAGTAAATATAGTCTGCCTATAAACTTTTTACCCTGACTTAAATCTTCAGTAGCTAAAATATCATCATACGTATCTTTATTTGTTGGAATTAATTCATATGGCCCTTCAGGTTGTCCAAAACAATTATAGTTACATTTTTCATAATCACAAATGATATCATAATCGTGATCTCCATAAAATTCGTTTCTTAATATTTTTTTTTGACTTGTAATTATATTTAAAGGCGTATTACCAAAATAATCTACTGTTAGTTGATTCCCATTTTTATTTAATAAGCAATCAACAGCATTTTGTTTAAAAATACGTGTTATAATTGCTATTTTCTTTGATTTATAGTAAGCATGTCTATAAGTTTTTTCATCTGTAGTTTCAATACGTAAATCATCAATTGATTCATTCTCTAAAGGTATTGTAGCACAATAAAGATATACACTTACATTACGTTTATCTGGAGATAAATTTTTATGAGAATAATTACGAATAGCTCGACCAACGACCTGTTCTGTTCTATTTAAATGATGCCATGGGTCAATTACATGAACTTCGCGAACATTATACAAGTTAATACCCTGTTCTAAAACATTTGAACCTAATACAAATTTTATATGTTGTCCCCATAGATTACTACTAGTTGATTCTCCTTCTCCATTACATTGATCTATATAATAATTCAGAGTGCTTTTTGGTGTTTCACCCGTTAAAAAAATATATCTACCTTGTTTAAATGGATGATTATCATTACTAAATGGTTTTGTTTTATCATATTTAGGATGAGGTTCGTGATTTGTTTTTCCACAAAAACATCTTTCAAATCCAGGTGTATTATATAGCATATTTGTTGTTATATTCCCTTCCCCAAATCGAGCATATCCATTTTGTTCTAACATTAATGCCAGAGATACTATACCTGGTTTTAGATATTTAGAATAAAAAAATGATATTCCTTCACTTCTTTTTATTAATTGTAAAATATTATAAAATTTAGAACTGAATATATTTAAATTTGTTTCTGATAAAAAAGGTTCCCCATTATCTAATATTGCTTTCTCAGTGTATCTATATTGTAAATTAGATTTATTTTCATTTGTGGGAGCAATAGTATAAAATGCTTCACCAAATCCTTTATCACCTTGTAAACAAATTATATTTTCACCCGCTTTTCCAATAGGATAAACAAGATTACTAGCAACGGTAGAAGGAATACTAAAATTATCTCCATCTCCCATATCTTCTTCTTCATCATTTTCAACGTCATCTTCCCCATGAGCAACTAATTTATATACTTCGTATTGTGTTTTACTCATATTACATTTTATAAATGATAAATCCTGAATTTTCGTATTTTCAGGTAATTCAGTGAGTTCTCTATTTTTAATTGTATAGACTGGATTAGGTATATAACTATTAACAGCATCACCTTTATCAATACTTAATTCTGGATATATTTTAACAGGAAAAGTAATAGGATTTTCACCACGCAAATAACTAATATATCCACGCGATTTTTCTATTAAAATATTAGCGCCATTACTAGTAAGTTCATAACCATCGCTTTTAAAAACTTTATGTCCTTCTATAGGAGCACGTTTATCATTTAATAACATTATATTCAAAATTTCTATGATTTCAATTGCTGAATTATACATAGGAGTCGCACTTGCTAAAATAAATTTATTATTTTCACCATAACGAGCTATTAATTCCAATTTTTCAGCAATATCTTTATTTTTATTTTTATTATTAGCATATTGCCGCGTAAAATGAACTTCATCTAAAATAAATATTCTATTGGAATATTTCTTTCTTATTAATTCTATTTTTAAATATTCACGATCTTCACGTCCCTTTATCATTTCATTGATTTCTTTATCTACCTTATTCGCAAACTTACGATATCCCATAAATTCGTAATATTTGTTGATTACCTTATTTACTTTTCTAATTTTACTATCAAGTGTCATTTCATCATAAAAATCCATTTCTTTTTTAAATGTATCTCCAGTACATTGAACATTAATATTTTTATTCGTATTTTTAAGATCTTTTTTCAGATTAAAAATCTGATTTTTCCAAGATTGTATTAAACTATCCGCCGGCAATAAAACTGTAATTTTAGAACGACTTAATTCCCCACCATCCTTTCTGTAATTTTCAGCAGCAGTTAAAGCAGCACATGTTTTACCAACACCTACACCTAACCATAGTAATATACTATTAAAAGGAGTGTTTGGAGACATATATGCTCCAATAAAATTTTGTGTTGGATTTTTTACAAATTCAAGTGTATCTTCTTTATTAAAACTATCTATAGCTTGTTTTTTTATTTGGTATCTATTAAATTCTTCTTTATTAAAAATTTTAAAGTTAAATTTAGGGTCATTTAAATCAGGATACCCTTGCCATAGTTGTTGTAAACTATCATCATCTATAAATTTAACATAATCTTCTAGTTTATTTTTATATATATCAAGATGCATTTCGATATTTAATCTATCTCTAATATATTTAACACTATATAACATATTTTCATATTTATTTATTTGCTTTGTTAAAAACGGCAATATTTCTTCAGGAGATAATTCTTCTAATTCTATATCTGTTTGTTCATAAAATGATTTTAATTCTTTAGTACGTTTAAAATCTTTAGATACTGACATATATAATTAAGTTATAAAAAAATTAAATCACTTAATCCTATATCATATTATAATTATACTAATGACTCTAGAGCTTTTTTTGGATCTCTAATATATTTGAAAAATACTTGATTAATTTCAGCTGGACTATATTGATAATCCTCTATTTTTTCAAATTCATTCTCATCAAAACTAGCATCATTTAAATCATAAAAATGTTTATACATCTCTATAATTGTAGCACGAGTAGTTTTTTTAAAATCTAATATTAAATCGATTCGTCCCGGACGAATAAGAGCCTTATCTAATTTTTCTGGATAATTCGTAGTCATGATTAATATACGTCCCGGCACTTCTAATACCCCATCTAATAAATTTAAAAGAAACCCAAGAGTTAATTTTTCAGAGTTAGTCCGCATATTATTTAATTTATCAGTTAATTTTTTTACTTTGTTATTTGTACAGCCAGTATCTATATTTTCTAATTCTTCAAATGGGTCACTATCATTCACTTTTTCAATCATATTATTAGTATTTTTATCATCTTTTATTTTACGATCTAAAACTAAATCACTCATACAATCGATTTCCTCTATCGAATATAAACGCTTGTCTTGAGGTATAATGTAAGTATCACTGACATCATTAATGTTAATACGATCATTAAAAAATAAATGATTCATCTGCGTTTGTGTCAAAAAATCATGAAATTTAATATTAAATGGATGCCTACCAGTTTCTTTAGTAATAGCTTTAACTAGACTTGTTTTACCACAACCAGGTTGTCCATGTAATAATAGACCAAATGTATATGGAATACCCTTTTCCGCATACCAAGCTTTATTATTTAAAAAAAAACGTAAACGACTTATTACTAAGTCTACATCTGGACCAAACATATTATCTAATGATTTATTTGTATAAAATGGAGTCATATTAAAACGAAGTGTTTTAGGACTATTATTATATTGAATATTTCCATCAATATCAATAGGCAACGGAGTCATAACTTCATCAAAATAATATGTCTTATCACCTAATTTATTTAATTTTTTTATTTTGTAATTTTCTACTATTTCATTTACAAATTTTCGCAGTTCAGTTAATTCCGCTTTATAACTATAAATTTCAAATGATATATATTTTATTATATTATTCTTTTCATCCATAGTAAAACCTATCATTTTACAGTATATGGGATTCATGTTATAGTTAGATAATAACACTTCCTCTTGATGTGTGACTATATATATTTTACGATATTCAATATATCTTATTCCATCATAATTTGTGATATAATCTAATAGAGCATCAGCTAAATCATTTTCAGTATTATCATATACACGTTCTACTAAAATACTACTTGATTTTTTTTGTGTAAATGTATTAGGCATATGTGCCAAAAAATGTTTTTTTTTACTATCTAAATACTTTATGAATAATGTTTTTATAAAAACACCAATTATTGGTAAGTATGCTAGTAAATGTTGAAATAGACTTATTATTATAATCGCAAGTATAGCATTGTAAATACTATTGTTCGTATCATTTTTAGCATCTTTTAACATAAACATAGTCATAATTTGACTTTTAATATTATCATATATATCAATAGAATATGTATTCATATGTATAATAATTTGTTTATAAAATATTTTTAAATATTAACACTTTTAGCCCGATTATATACAATTGAGTATTCATTAGATAATTTCTCTATATCTTGATTCGATTTATTCAACTGTTTCCCATTATGATCATATATTTGTCCTGTTAAATACATATGTATCCAGACTTGCTCTGGAAGATGATTAAAAAGTTCATTTTTGATAAGAACCATTGATTCTATAGTGCGATTGTATAGTGATTTTTGATATTCAATAGCTAAACGTTTTAAAATAACATCATCATGAAAAAAAACCCCAGTCTCTTTAAAATACTGTCCTGTTAATAATTTATGATACCATTTATCAACATTAATATCATGTTTACCTAATTCTTTTTTTAATTCATCATTAATATTTACTTTGTTTATTAAACCAAAGTCCTCTTTTTTATGATGATTCACACTTGTGTTTTTTTGTGAGTGATTTTTATATGTATTACTCATTACTATATATTTATTAATAGTCTAAATTTTAATATAAAAATAATTACAATTTATTTTTAAAAACGGGGATTATATTCTATAGGAGCATTATCAAGTGCTTTTGTTCGATTATTAAACGCATTTTCAATTGGAACAAATGAACATCTATTATAATATTTAGGTGTATAGGTAGAATCAGTAGTATACGGTAATTGAAAACAAGCATTATCAATATTCCAACGATTAATAATTTTCACAATTGTAGGATCTTTTTTAGTAATTGTTGAACAATCTGGACATAAACCTCCAAACAAACAATATGGATTTGTTTTTTGATTATAACATCTAGTTAAAAATTGAGTTAGACCCCTGGTATAACTATCTATATCAATTCTACGCAAATATTCACTATAATTTGGATTTCCGGGTTCCATATTATTTAATATACGGCAAAAAAAACAATCTCTATCATTACGATATGGATTTAGATTTAATTGTTCAATATTTGATTCTAATTTTACATTTGGATTTTGTGTTATGATTGTTTTTTTGTCACAACTTATTTTACCTGTAGGTTGAACTACGTACTCATTTCCACATTTTCTAAAATTAGGTCTCGGATCAAACATTGGTGGTAAAACATATTTAGGAAATCGTCTTTTTAACAAAGTATTATTCCAATGTTCTATTTTAGTAGTATTACAAATATTATGACAATACCAATCATTTTTCCCAATATTATTTATCGACATATATTTAATTATAAGGTATTTTTTATTTTACCAAAAATATTTTGTTGTGTTAAAATATAATAAAATATTAATGGCTAGTCTTTTAGCAGAAAGCATGTTAGAAATGGTCGGCACATTTGTCTTCTTACTATCTGTATTTATTGCCCCTGTAAGTTACAATATTGCTATAGCACTTTTTGTAGCTATCATATTATTTGGTCAAATAACTGGTCACTTTAACTTTACTATCTCACTTGCTAAATATGTACAAGGTGCTATTAATGGTTCCCAACTTGCCAGTTTCGGTGTTGCCCAATTTATTGGTGGTGTAGCAGCTCTTGGTGTTTCCCAACTTGTTGCCAGCGCTACTGCTAAGTAAGATACTGATAACTTATTTGCCAAGCTGGTCCAAGACATCCTTTATGATTTTTCCATCTTAGTAAAAACTTAAATTGTATTGTTTTACTATAAATGATTACTGTATTATTATTGAGAATATTAGGTTCAATTTTCAATAATTCTACATCAATTCTATTCAATCTTTTTACTATACTATATTCAGTCTTATCGCAATGATACAAAATAATAATTTTATTAGTTAAATTATTATCAAAATACTCCGTTAATTTCTCTAAATTAAATTTCATATAATTTTGTTCTAAAAATAATTTTATAGATTCATTTATAAGGACAAGATTTTTATTATTTTTATTATTTTCTTTTAAATAGTCGAAGAAATATTCATTCTCTGTTAAATTTGGCTTTGTTTTATATACATCTTTTAGATATTCATTTTTACTAATCATTGGAATCATATTATTAACGAATTTAGATAAATAGTTATCATAAAAATATCCTGGATAATCTAACTCATTTACAATATAATTATTACAATAAATACTTGCTATTTGAGGAATATTATTAGACTTAAATTCTAATAAAATTTTGTTATTATTACATAATAATTCAAAATCATTATTATTTTTTCTACCCGCTTTCTGCCTAATTGAAAAATCACTACTCTCGCTAATTTCTTCTAATAAGTTTATGGTTAGTGTATAAATATATGACCATTCTTCAATATATATATCATCTATTGGAAAATTTGGTATATCCCGAACATTTGCTATAATACACTCTCGAATTTTATTATATTCATCATTTTCTGCTCGTGTAGATTTATTATAAAATGTTAATATATCATTACTTACTAATTCACGTTCTAATCCTTTTATAATTGGAAATAACATTATTTTTTTTCTTATCAATTATCATTAAAATTTTATCAATTTTTTTGAAAATTTGATAAACGTATTGAATAAAATAATGAATTAAAAATGTTAAAAAAAGGTCAGCATTTACATCCAACATTTTACGCTGTAAAACCTTGTTGTGGACCAGAAAAATATGATTGTATTATGAAAAAAATATTATTTAGTGATGGACTAGAACGATTTATTTGTACAAATAGTGAAGTTCCTGAATCATATTGGCCAAATTCTGTTTATCAATTCAATGAAATAGAAGGTGGTTATGATGAAATAGGCTCATATAGAACAACATATAAACTTTCTACAGAAAGACTTAATCCTCAAACATTATTATGGGAAGGAAATCCTAGTGTAACAACATATTATTTCATTCCCAATTAATCAATTTATTTTATATAATATATATATAAATGCGTAAAAGTATAAAGAACGTGCGCAAAATTAAGAATACGCGTAAAAACAGGATGATTTCTTCTATTCATACACGTAAAAGTAAAAATAATAGAAAGGAAAAAGTTATACGCTCAATTCAACGAAAAATGAGAGGTGGAAATGATAATCCTATCCATATTTTGTATGGTTTAGGACATAAAAACCAACAAAATCAAGTTGTAGTAATTGCAATTAGCACAAATATAATAAA